GTTCAGGGTAGTAAGTTCTGGTATAATTGATTAATTCCTGACGAATTGCCGCGAAGTCTCTGACGGTATAAGATATTCTCCTTTGTGCCATATTGTTAAATATTGATGATTACGAAATCTTTAGTGTTGAATACATCATTAGAAATTGCGTAATCAATTCTAACTGTCGCAGTATATTCACCAACATCTTGCTGATATCTTGTGAGTTGAGGGGCAATCACACCACCTGCTGAAGTTGCAGTCAAAGTAGCCGCTTCTCCGGTAGGTGCTGTGATAGAAATATTAGTTAATTGTAGATTTGGCATGTAGGCTTCTACCGAATCTCTAATTTCAGCTTCGATACTCTGAAAGGTTGGGCCGTCCAAGGGCTCAAAGATATATTCCAACAAACGAGTACCAAAGTTCGGAAGAAAATATCTACTACCTTTTCTTGTTAGTAATAGGTGAATCAAATTACTTCTAATCTCTTCAGCGGTGTAATCGGATAAATCCAAATACTTACCATCGAAGGAATCTACGAAGGGGAACGTTAAACCATATGTTTTACCATCAGCCATATCTGATAAATATATCTTGATATTTTTTATAACAAACAAAAAACCCATCAAATTAATGATGGGTTTATAATACATTGTTTCTATTTTATCAACCTAATGATGGATAAATCATGCAGAACAAGTTAAACAATTTGGGTCATCCAATGAACAAACCTTACTCATCATCTCCTCAGTTACACCTAAATCAGATAATTTGTCATCTTGAACTGTTGTATTTTTTACAACAGTTGGTTCTTCCATCGGTTGAAGTTGTGACATGTCGACACCCAATCCTTTAATTGCCGAAGCCTTAGCTTTGGTTCTCAAATAATACATACCAGTCTTTAATCCCAATTTCCATCCATACATGTGTGCCGATGAAAGTTTAGAATGTGTAACATCTTGCATAAACAAGTTCAAAGATTGTGATTGGTCAATGAAGACTGCTCTGTCACGAGCCATGTCTAACAAAGTTTTACCTTTCATTTCCCAAACAGTTTTATATGTCTCACGAATTTCACTAGGGATACTTTCGATATTTTGAACCGAACCGTTTTCAGCAAACAATTGAAGTCTGATTTTTTCATTCCACAACCCAAGGTTTACCAAGTCTTCGATTAAGTATTTGTTGATAATAACATATTCCCCACTCAAAGTGTTTCTTTTATAAAGGTTCGCAGTAAATGGTTCAAAACATTCATTGTTACCCAAAATTTGAGCTGTTGATGCTGTTGGCATCGGAGCCATCAATAATGAATTTCTAAGACCAACCTCCATTACTTCTTTTTTCAAAGAATACCAATCCCACATACCTGATAGGTGGTCTTCAGTATATCCCCACATATCATATTGGAAAATACCTTTTGAAGTTGGGGAGCCTTTGAATGATTCATAGGGACCATCTTTTTTTGCCAAGTCCTTTGATGCTGTCATTGCCGCAAAATACATTGTTTCAAATATATTTTTATTCAATTCTTGAGCTTCTTCACTCTCAAATGATAAACCTAAAAGAGCAAACGTGTCAGCTAATCCTTGAACTCCCAGTCCTATTGGACGGTGTTTCATATTTGAACGTTTGGTTTCAGGTGTAGGATAAAAATTAACGTCAATAACTTTGTTCAAATTAACTGTCGCCTGATAGGTTACATCATAGAGATGTTTGAAATCAAAAGTTCTGAGTTTTTTATTCTTTTCTCTAACTTTCCCACTAGGAATCTCAACAAATTTAGGTAGTGCAATAGACGCTAAGTTACAGACCGCAGTTTCTTTAGAATCGGTGTATTCAATAATTTCTGTACAAAGATTTGAAGACTTAATTGTTCCCAAATTCTTTTGATTTGATTTGGAGTTAGCTTGGTCCTTATACAACATATATGGTGTACCAGTTTCAATCTGAGCATCCAAAATCTTTTCCCACAAATCTCTCGCCTTCATCACTTTAATAGCCTTTCCTTCCGACTCGTATTTTTCATAAAGTTTGGTAAACTTTTTATCGTCAGGATTATCATACGCATCGACCAAACCAGGTACCTCGTCAGGAGAGAATAGTGACCAATCACCACCAGATTCTACTCTTTCCATAAATAAGTTTGGTGTCCAAAGAGCTAAGAATAAATCTCTAGCTCTCATCTCTTCTTTACCATGGTTCTTACGTAAGTCTAAGAAATCCTCTACATCAGCATGCCATGGTTCTAAATAGATTGCTATCGAACCTTTTCTTTTTCCACCACCTTGGTCTACATATCGAGCAGTTTCATTGAATACTTTCAACATCGGAACAATTCCGTTTGATGTTCCGTTAGTACCTTTAATGTATGCACCTTTTGCCCTAATTTTGTGAATATTAATTCCAATACCACCAGCGTTTTGTGAAATTACCGCAGCATCGCTGAGAGTTTTGTAGATGCCAGGAATAGAATCATCATGAACATCGATTAAGAAACATGATGAAAGTTGAGGACGTTTGGTCCCAGCGTTAAACAATGTTGGTGTTGCGTGAGTAAATAAACCTTCACTCAACATATCGTATGTTTTCTGAACCATTTCCAAATTATCTCCCCATATACCTACTGAAACTCTCATGTAAAGATGTTGTGGTGTTTCAGCAACTTGTCCATACATTTTCAATAGGTAACTTTTTTCCAAAGTTTTGAATCCGAAGTAATCAAAATTGAAATCTCTATCATGTACCATCATTGCATCAAGTTCACGACCATACTTTTCAATCACAGAATATGTTTCGTCTGAAATCATGCCAGCCTTTTCACCTGTTTTCGGATTGATATATTCATACAACTTTTTTGCCGTAGAACTAAAGTGTTTATCAACTCTTTTATACAAAGAACTGATAGCAATTCTTGATGCAAGTTTGGAGTAATCAGGATGATTTGTGATAAGTGATGCCGCGGTTTCTGCCGCCAAAACATCCAACTCTTCAGTAGTTACCCCGTCATACAAACCCGCGATGACTTTCCTAGAAACTTCTACATAATCAACATAATCTTCGTTGAGTCCGTATGTTTGTTTTTTAATTCTTGCCGAGATTTTATCAAACTTGACAGGTTCTCGGGTTCCGTCTCTTTTTACTACTTCCATAATTAAAAATCTTCTTCAAAGTTTAGTTCTTTTTCTTCAACATCACCAACACCACTCTTGGAATAATCTGAAACTCTTTTTTCAAAGAAATTTGTTTTGTTTTCCAAAGCAATATTTTTCATGAAATCAAAAGGATTTTCTGAGTTATATACTTTTCCAATACCCAAATCAACCAACAATCTGTCAGTCACATATTCCAAGTATTGAGACATTAATGTAGAATTCATACCAATCAAATCAACAGGAAGTGATTCTGTAATAAATTCTTTTTCAATTTCCAAAGCCGAACCTAAAATTTCAATGACTCTTTCTTTGGAAAGTTTATTTTCGATATGTTGGTTATACAAGTGTACCGCAAAATTTGTATGTAAACCTTCGTCTCGAGAAATCAGCTCATTTGAGAAGCTCAATCCAGGCATCAAACCACGTTTTTTGAGCCAAAAGATTGAACAAAATGAGCCCGAAAAGAAAATACCTTCAACGGCAGCGAACGCCAACAATCTTTCAACAAATGATTCTGAGTTAATCCACTTTAATGCCCATTGAGCTTTTTTCTGTACCGCAGGTACGGTATCAATTGCATTGAACAATCTATTTTGTTCTTCTTTATCTTTAATATAGGTATCTATCAAAAGTGAGTAGGTCTCTGAGTGAATGTTTTCCATCATTATTTGGAATCCGTAGAAGAACTTAGCTTCAGTATATTGTACTTCTTTGACGAAGTTTTCAGCCAAGTTTTCATTAACAATACCATCACTTGCTGCGAAGAACGCTAACACGTGTTTAACGAAGTGTTTTTCACCCTCATTTAATTTTTCCCAATCGATTAAGTCTTGAGACAAATCGATTTCTTCCGCAGTCCAAATACATGCTTCAGCTTGTTTATATAATTTCCACAAGTCATGATGTTGTATAGGGAACAACACGAAACGTCCGGGATTTTCTTGCAAAATCTTTTCCATATTCTTTATAAAATTTAATTTGTATGTTCTCTTTGTTTTCTTTTTTCCATAAGTTCTTTGATTCGGTCTCTGTTTTTCTCCTCTTTCTTTTCTTCAAATCCTAAGAAAGTTACAGAGCTTTCCGTATCAATATCCAACAACTCGTTGTTGAACTTACAGTTTTCAAAGACAACTCCGTCCTTACCAACACGTGATTTGGTAATTGCGATAGTTGCTAAATTCATTTCTTTTTGTTGTAATGTTTTTGCCACAGAAATGATAACGTGACCTACTTGTGCTTTTTTGATAGAACCACCCATCTGGTCGGTGGTAACAACCTCAGAAGATATAGAGCTTCTGTTACCCTGTGTTGCAGTCCAACCTACAACTCCTAATTCATGACACAGTGCTTCGTATCCACGCATGACCGAACCTTCACTTTTCCACTCGTCACCCAAGTTTCTGTCAGGAACAATACAATCGATGTAGTCCAAAACTATCATATCAATTCGATGTCCATCGGCAATCATTTTACGAATCATATTTTTAATTTGATTCATGGTAAATTGGTCTGATGGTAACTTTTTGAGAAACAACTTGTTTGTCATTTCCTCTTTGACTTGACGTGCCTTTTCCAAAACTTCTTCACGGTGACTTGGTAGTTCATCGGGAGCGATTCCTGTCCACATCGTAAAGTGTTTTCTTTGGATTACTTTTGGATTGTCCTCAAAGAATAATTGTAATACGTTGTATCCATTGTTGAATGCACTGTTAGCAATTTTAGATAGAATAGTTGTTTTACCCACACCTGTTGGTGCTAATATTACACCTAACTCTCCTTTAGCAAGCCCACCTTTCAGTAACTTGTCAATACCACTAATTCCCATCGGAATTGGGTGTCTAAAATCTTCATTAAGGACATCATCAAGATTATTGAATACGTCCTCGATTTTATTACCATTTTCACCGATTTGGATTGCGGCTCTGAATAGTTCTTCAAGTTTTTCGTAGTTCTCAAACTCACCATTATCAAGAATTTTTTGGGATTTGACAATAGCCTTTTGAAGCTCTTGTTGTTTACAAAACTTGAGAGCCTTTTCTTGAACAAAACTTGCACCTTCAATCGAGGAGTCTTGAATTTGTTTGATTGTATCGTTGAGTATTTTCAACATGAGTTCTTGTGGGAACTCACTCTTTACTACCTGTCCGAGAGTTTCAAACGATGGTGTGCAGTCATACTTAGAATAATATTCCTTAGTTAACTGCAACAAAGTTTTGAAGTATTTGTTCTCAAAATGAGAAGGTTCAATTACGTCAATGATGGAATGAGCAAAGTCCTTGTCCAGTATTATTTGATTTAGTAATTGTAGTTGAAATGTATTTCCTAAGTATTCGAAATTCCTATTTGACATAATTTATTTTTTCCCTTTTCTGTAAGTTATAAATACCTCAAGCGAGTTGATAATTCAGGTAACTTGTAGTAAAATTTTCACCTGAAAATATGTCAGTTAGGTCGCGAAGCACAGTTTTTGCTTGCTGGCGGATGTCTACGGTGTATCTTATTTTAGGTGGGAAAATTTTTGCATCAAGGATTCTATGACAAATTGTCTGCTCCCCAATTTTTACGTAAAAATGAAATACTTCAGGTCCATCGGTATTATTAGTTTCCAAAATAGACGCATCCTCCAAAATTTCGTACTGATTATCCATCATGTACATTACGGTGCGCATCTTTTGGGTACTTTCGAAACTGTCAACAAAATCTTTGACATACTCATGTAGGTCCATAGACGCTCGAGCGGTTGGGTTATAACCTCGGACATTGAAGTATCTTTGGATTACGATGTTGTTGTTCAACGTAATCAAAAACTCCATTTTTACAATATCTTGTTCTTTCATAAAATTTTAATTAATTGTTTTCTTGATTGAATTTTCTTTTTTCTTTTCTTGTGAGTTTGGTGAAAGGTTTGACAAAGTTCACAAACGCTTCATCATCCTTTGGAAGGTACTTAAAAAACCCATCCTCTGTCATCATTCTGATAAGGTTCTTTGACCCCCTCCCTTCGGGGTCCAATGTTTCACGATAATAAAGTTCGACCATTTCTTTACCCTCATCTGAAATCAAAGGGTTCAATAGGTCAACAATCTTTTTGTTTCTTTCGAAGAACTCCAAACCCAACTCACCGTCTTTTGTGATTCCTTTAATAAGATTCATAAGGGCTTTGTTTGATTTGTGTTCTTCTAAAAGTTGTTGTCCTCTCTCCAAAATATCTGATACGTTGACAACTCTGTCAACTACCTCAGGAAAAAATTTTAGAAAGGTTTTATCACCCATCAAAGAAATACCATCGATATTATCGCTTTTGTCACCCATAATCACCTTAATTGTTCTTACATTCTCATGTGGGATTTGTTGTCCTAACATGTTAATTTTGTCCCCATTTCGAATGAAGAATTTTTTAATTGGTGAATAGATGGATGTGGTGGGACTAACAAGTTGAATCAAGTCTTGGTCAGCTGACAGAATCACCTTTTGTTCATCGTTTCCAATAGAACAATAATAGGCAATAAGGTCATCTGCTTCGTTGTTATCAACTCTAATTTGTCTGATGAAACATTCCTCCAAATATTGTTTAACACGTTCCTTTTGGTATCTATAGGACTCGTGTTGGTATTCATTCATCGTCTGTCGACGATTCAGTTTGTACTTTGGATATATTTCACGTCTAACGGATGAGTTACCGATGCCGTCCCAAAAGACAACGACTTTGTCATAGTCGTACTCATCCACTTGTTTTCTAAGGGTGTTGACAAAGTGGAAGACTCCTCCAATATGTTCACCATCGACATAGAATTCTCTAACTCCATGAAATCCGATTTTGAATAGGTTATCACCATCTACTAAAAGAGTCCTCACTAAAAAAAAGTTTATAGATTCTCACTTTCTTTTTCCTCTGACAACGCAAAGTCACCGTCCGAACCGATTATGTTTTTCCAATAATCAGCATGGTCTTTCTTGTATGATTCAATGGAAGCCTTCTCTTCAGCCGCTTCCTTACCAGCCAAGAACCCGTGTGGGGTGACAATGATTTTTCCGTCTTCGTAACCCAACCCATTGATGTGGTTTTTCAATACGGAAACTTTGGTACGAGTTGCAAACTTAACAGTTCGCTTATCCTTTGTTGCGGTAATCTTGGTGGTACCAGCACCTTTTTGATTACCAAACAAGAATACCAAAGATGAGTTCAACCAAATGGCTTCACCACCTTTAGCTTTGATTTTGGGTTGCCCGAAAGGATTGTCGGGGAGTTCAACCCATGGTTGATTAACAATTACCAAACTGTTTTCGAATTTGGTATCTGATTTTCTTGAACCTGAGATACGTTGGTTGATACCCATACCAATTTTGTCGGCCAAAACCGACGCATTGTGTTGTTTACCACCCTTTCCATCATAAGTCATCTTACAAGGAACAGAACCAACTGAATCCCAAAGAAATAACAAATCATAATCAAGTTCACCCTTTTCTTGAGCATCCAACAGACTATTGATGTAATCAGTTATCTGTTCGATGTAATCGAAGTTGTTATTGAATATGAAAAAACCATCCCATTCCAATTCACCAGTCTCTTTGTCAACAACCTCTTCACACTCAAAACCCATAAGTTTTGCGTGTTCGAAACTCCACTTTTGTTCCGTGATAATGAATACAGGAAGAATACCTTGTTTCTGAGCCGAGACCGCAGTCTTGACCAACGCAGTGGTCTTACCTGTATCTGAGTGTCCCAAGAACATATTCAAATGACCAATTGCGGGACCAGGTAGTCCCACAGCATCCAAAAAGTCGGAACCCAAATCAAAGAATCTTTGGGGTTTGTATTTTGCAGAAGTAGAGTACTTCTTCTTGATTGAACTGAAATCGTTTTTCTTTAGTGCCATATTAAAAAATATTAAAGGGTGCAGACACCGCCTGCACCCTTGTTAATTAGAACGGTAAATCTTCGTCAGGGTCCGCTCCCGCTTGGGGGTCCGCTACACCAGATGACTTCCCACCACCCATAGACATGATAGCTTCGTCTCCGTAAACATACTTACCTGTTTCACTATCCCAACGTGGCTCTTCACCACGAGCGATTGCCTCAAGATACTCAACAGGTTTTTTGGAATACACATCTTGCCAAGTGAGTTCATCTGCCAACCATGACTTCATAACTTCAGCATCTTCCTGAAGAATTGATGGGTCATCGTGCATAATGGTCTGAATTGATGTGTAATCTTTACCACCAGGAGTCTTCTGTTTTACAAGCTGAATGATAAGGTCACGTCCTTTTTCAGGGTCGGTGATATCACCTTTTTGTCTCCAAATGGGGATAATTTTATCCAAGATACCTTCGTTCTTGTAATTGTGTTTGAATCTCCAAAACTTTACACCTTCGTCTTCCGCATCACGGTCTACAACTTTTGCGATGTAGAATTTACGTGATTTGTATTGACGAGCAAGTTCTTTATCGGATTCTTT